TAGTGGCATTTACCTAGTTGGTTGCAAAACAAATTGTAATTGTTGTGCGGGAACATCCGCTCCTATGATTTCATACACAATAGTAACATCAAAGGAATTATTATCATAATCAGGATATGCACGCACATCAATTAAATTAACTCTTGGTTCATAATTTCTTATAGATTGGCGAATTTCATCAACAATGATTGATGCTGAAATTTCATCCACATTCTCAAAAAGTGCTCTAGAAACATTAGAACCAAAGTTTTCATTAAAAAATTTTTCTCCAGGAAGAGTAAACACAATATTTTTGATAGAACGAGCAATCGCAGTCTCATTTTTAATTGCAATCAAATCAGAATTCAGGGGATTGACCTGAAAAGTCATACTAATATCTTTAAAACCTTGACTGACTCGTTCTAAAGGCATTGAATATTATAAATCTATCTTATTTATTCATTATTTTTGCACTTCATAAAGAGGTTCAGTGCCATATTCCCAGTCATCATAGTCATCATCATTACGAATTTTTGAATGAATTTCATTTTGTACTGAAAAATCATGTTTTTTGGGGGTTAAATTGTCATTTGCAATCTCTCTTAACATTTTTTGGTCCATTTTTGCTCCTGATTAATGAAAATCAGAACTTTTTACGGGGTTGCTATCCCGTGTCTCTATTATATCATAATCATCTTCAAGTATTTCCTTCAAATATTTGTCATCCCAAAGGTCATAATACTCGGTTTTTGCTAATTTTTCTCTAAATTGGCGCAATTTTTCCGTAGGTTGTCCTAAAATTAAGTTATATTTGCCATTATTTGTTCTAATTCCTTGAATGTATGTATCATAAGACCCACAATCTTCAAAAAATTTCCAATTTTTGTGTTTTTCGTTGTAATAATCGACCCAAAACTGCACTGCATCGAGGTCAAAGTAGTCTTCTATGATATAAATGATGACTTGATACCCTTCAATTGGTGAAATTTCCTCTGCAGGGCACTCTACAATCTTATATTTTGCATTTGAAGCAAAAGGACAGATAGAAAATCCCTTTAATTCCTGTCTAACTTCTGATACTTCTTTAATCCACTTAAAAATATGTGCTTCTTTTTCAGTCATTAGAGTCCATAACGAGATTTTGTAGCATTAAAATTTTGTTGAATTTCTGCTGCCGTGAGTGCTCTGTTATGAATATGAACTGCCCCTATTCTGATATTATAAAATTGGTTACTCCATCCACCCTGAGTGTTTTGACCAATAAGAGTTTTTCTGGAACTAGTATTTACTGTCCATCCATAATTTAAATCAGTTGAAGAATTTTGCAATATACCATTCATATAAGTAGAAACTGTTTTTGATGATGAACTGTAAGTAAAAGAGTAATATCTAAATTGATTTCTAACATATGTAAATTGTGATAAATTTTGATAAGAAGTTGAAGTCCCTGAAATATTTTTAGTTAAATTTACTGAAAGGGTAGTTGAGGAACCGTATGTTGTTCCTGGTATAACAAATCCATATCCACCAGGATCCCCTTCACTTTGATATCTCTGACTACAAACTAAACCTCCAGGAATATCTTTAGAAGCTTCAGCAATATTTGCAAAGATAGAAACGGTTAAAGAATTATCATTCGCAAAAATTGTTGAATCGTTATATCCATCAATATAATCATTAATTCCATCTAAATTTATTGTTCCGCCATTAGAACTACTATAAGTAGGTCCATTGATAAGTGTTCCACTATTACCTCTACCACTTAAATCGGTCCAAGTAGTACCACTGCCAGGATAACTTTTTGCATTTCCTGCATCAAAAGCAAGAACTAAACCACTTTCTGATACATCTGGACCTGCGTAAACTCCCATTAGATTCCAAACCTCCCTCTTAATGCATTAAAATTTTGAGTAATTTCTGTTGCGGTCAGGGATCTGTTGTAGATTTGGGTATTAGCAACTCTACCTGCAAATATCCTTTCTGCCCCACCTAAAGAAAATCCTCTTCCAATATTGATATTATTCATTACACCAATAAAACCAGTAGGAGTTCCACTCAAAGTTCTTGATATCCCTGTTGTATTTCCATTATAATATGTTGTTGATGTATTTGATGTGCCATCATATGTAATCGCAGCACAGTGCCAACTATTTGCTGCTAATCCACTTGAAACAACATTATGTACATAGAAATTGCCATTATTTGCAGTATCATTAGAATAAATCCATGCAAGTGTTCCAGTACTAGTCATTTCTAATCTTGGTCCAATATTACCAGTTGTCCCATTATAAGCATAATTACAATCTATTGGATTTTTAAAATTAGTTACCGATGTTGGATAAAACCAAATAATGACAGTAAAGGAAGCAAAAGAACCTGAAAGTGCTGATGCTGTCGCAACATAATCATTAGTCCCATCAAAAACAATAGACCCTCCATTCGCACTACTATAAGTTGGTCCATTTGTTAATGTTCCTGTATTACCTCTACCACTCAAATCAGTCCAAGTGGTTCCTCTATTTTTTGCGGTTCCTGCTGTTGGATAATAATTGGATATTCCGGGTCCAAGCTCATAATGTGCTCCCCAAATAAAAATACCAGATGTTCCATCACCAGCATATGAATATCCAGAACCACCAACATTTCCTGCTAATTGATAAGTATCTAATGGAGAGACGGTAAAAATACCTGACCATCCAGGAGCAGTTGGATAGTTTGATTGAGAAGTACAAGTAATTCTATACCATCCGTTTGGATATGGAGTTACTGTTGCCGAAGAATTTAAAGTAAATCCCCAGTTTGTTACATTAAAAGTTCCATTAGATAAATCAACAACAACTGCAATTCTTTTGCTATTTCCAGCAGATCGAATATAACAATATTGCCTTTCTGCTGCTTTTGCAAAAATACTAATTGTTATATAAGTATCAGTTCCTACTGCTAAAGTACCATCTGGACCACGAACGAGTTCATGAACTGCTGTTGAAGCACTTTCAATCAATTTGCTTACATTTGATGTGTTATTATGAGATACTGTTGTGGTTGATGCTATGCTTACATTACTTTTAGTCCAATAAGCATTACTAAAATCTTCACTATAAAGCAATAAGTTCTCAGTACTATCATATCCCTTTGCATTTGCTGCATCAAGGCATAGAACCAATCCATTCATCACAATACTTGGAGAGTGTGCTAAACCCATTCTATATGTTTTTATTTAAATGTATTTAGATTCCATAACGACCACGAAGAGCATTAAAGTTTTGAGTAATTTCTGTTGTGCTAAGAGCTCTATTGTATATACGAACCATAGCAATATTACTATCAAAAAGATTACCAGAACTTACAATATCATCCCAACGACGATTAATTCTAATTTCACCACCAGATGTGGGTGTTCCCGTGTAATTTAAAGAATCAACTTGCGTCCCATTTGTAAATTGGCGAATGGCAGATCCATCATAAGTTCCAGTAATATGAAACCAAGTGTTCTGTGCATATGCTATTCCAGTTGTATTTCTCCAAGCACCATCAAAAAATCCAACTGCAATATTATAGTTTGTTGGAGCATTATTCGTTCCAATTGCAAAGTTAAGACTTGATACTCCGTTATATTGCCCCCCAACAACCATTGCAACTTTATTACTGTATGATGCAGTAAAACGAACTACGGTTTCAACGGTCCATCTTGATAAACTACCTGGATTAATCGCGGTTGCATACTGAGAATTTGCAGAAGCATAAATTAAATATCCACCATTTGCATTACTATAAGTCGGTATATTTGTTAAAGTTCCATTATTACTCCCACCACTTAAATCACTTAGAGTTGTTCCTCTAATTTTTAAACCTCCTGTTATTGGATAATAATCGGTTGCATCAATTCCTCTTTCTAATTGTCTACCCCAAACATAATTTGAACCTGAAGTGTTACCAAAACGATTAATCATATCAACAAAACCATTAACATTAGTAGTGCTTGTTCTAAAAGTTAATGATAATCTATACCAACCATTTGAATATTTTGTAACGGAACTTCCAACAACAACACCATCATTAGTTCCACCAGTTATGCCAGATGTGACTGTTTCTGTTGAATAAGTAAAAATTGAATAATATCTTTTTCCACCAAAACCATTTTCATCTATAGTTATTTGAAAATCGGGTTTAGTTCCTTGTTTTATATGAATACTATAAGTATATGTTGTATTGGTCGATAATCCAACACCAGCACCACCATAAGTATAGTTAGTTCCAGTATTTCCATTATTATCTAAAGACGATGCTTCATATAAACCATTTGGAGCAGTAGTTGCTGACGTATTCAATCCAACAATACCGCCAGAAGCATAAGTTAAAGCTCTACCAATTTCAGAACTATAGAAAGTAAGGTTCTCATACTTATCATATCCCTTTACATTCCCAGGATCAAGACACAATACAAGTCCATCAGTTACAATACGTGGATTATATGTAATTGCCATTATTTTAAGACATTAAAAAAGTGCTTAAACTATTTAAGCACTTGAAGAAGTTTATTTACCTTGACCCCTATATTTTTTCTTACGTCCATTACGAGATGTTGCACTGAGTAATGTACGAGCGGAACGTCCTTGACGAGTCTTCTTTGGTGCTCCTGGTTCAAAAAGAGTCTTACTATTTCCACCTTTAGCCATAAATTTCCTCCAGTTCTAAACTTTCTAAATCAATATCTTCACCCGAGTAAAAACGCTCTGAGAAATCTTGAAGAATCTCACTACAATCTTCTGCAGTGAGATTCGTATAAATTTTACGCCCTTGATAAAGTACGTTAAATTTTTTCATCAGATAATGCGAGTTTTCTCATGACCAACTCTGATACGAGGATCGCACCAGATTTCGAAACCTGCCTCTTTTGCATCAAGACAGAATGAAACATCTTCGCCACACATATCTTGAACATTGCCAGACTCAAAGACTTGCATCTTCGGAGCAAACCAAGGATATTCAAGATTCTCAAATACTCCTTTCTTAATGAGTACCCAACCAAAACCAGTGTAATCTACAGTGAATGGTTTGCGGCGCTTGGTGATTGAATCGACGGTTTCATGATTCATGACTCCGCCATTCTTACGGAAGTCATCTTCTTCTAACCAGTGTGCGACAGATGTTGTGTGACCATCTTCTGTAGCATACCAACCAGCGACTACTTCGCGCTCTTCTCCTTCAGCGGAAAGAGCCATATCACAGAGTTGCCAGAATTTGTTTGTGTCAAATACAATGTCACTATCAATCCATAATTGATAATCATATTCGAGTTTTCCATCCCATGGAATTTGCTTGGGACCACGAAGAACGTTCGCACCCAAACACTTACAACGGGCGAAATTAACCATCGATGAGTAATCTTGACTAATCTGAATACTCATTCCATTTTGTACTAAGTCAAAGCAAAGTTGTACAAATGCTTTGAGGAAAATAAAAGAACAACCTCTTCCAGGTAAACAGAAAACAATTGACTTACCTTTCATTCGTTCTTTGATTGCATCATAATCCCACTCTTCTGCACTCTTCTTTGGGGGTACAGTTTTAACAGTAAATCCTTTTGCCATAAGTTAAAT